CTTCATCGTTTTGTATTTTATGCAGAGGTGGATGGTGCCGCAGGGGTGATGAAATTCCTGAAGCGTGTCCACACAAAACGGCCAGTTGATCCAAGGGCAACAAAAAATATTGTAAGGTTATTGAAGATGGAATTCTTCCTCTCATATAGCAAGAAACACAACGTCCCACCTAATATGGTAGGCAACAATCAGAAGATCACATGGCTCAAAATTCAGGCCAACAGGGGAAAACTTCAGACTGTATCACACAATCCACTGAACTGGTGGGATGATATAACCATCTATAATTGCATGGATAACACATTGACAGATGATGCACTTGAGTTTGCTAAGGACAAGGGTGCCTTGAAGAAGGAAGTGCACTTCGGACCGGGGGACAGTAGAAAAGAACTACTTCAAGTCATTGAACAAGAAGACTATAAGCTCAAAGATTTAATGGCAGAAGCACCTTTTAAACGCTATATCCCTAAGATCAGATTGACTCATCGGCAGGCAGAGCCGATCCCTGGCAAATATCCTGCACGCCTCATTGAGAAGGAGCGAGAACAAAAGGAAGAGGCCAGACTGTTTGGTAACGCGGAGGTATCCAACAAACACGGTCTCAGCGTCATTACAGCAAAGATGAAGAAAGCATTGTCGTATTTTGATGAACAGTTAATGACGCCAAGTGACAAGAAAAGGAAGCTCCTTATCCATCGTGCTGCGCAGACACTAAAGATCCCTGAGAATTATTCCCTTCTCTTAGATATCGAGGGACATAACCAGTCAATGCAGTACGAGAACACTTCGGAAATGATGGAATTCCTAGGTAATTTATTTGGTGAAAGCAGCTGGGGTGATCTGCCTAATCTGTTCTCCGCGTTAGATATTTACCATTATGATGAATACCTCGATAAAGTCATCTGGAGTCAGGGCCAGTTGGGTGGCATTGAGGGATGGATAAATCCAGGCTGGACACTCCATACAATGGCTTGTGTAAAGCTTCTGCGATACATGACAGACATAAACTTGATCACCTCAATGACCTACTCTGACGATGTGAATGCTATAGTTCGCATAGACCAGGTCAGTGAGGAGACCTTACAATCTGTGTTCCAAACAAT